TGACTTTCTAGATTCAACTCATGGCCGTCATCTTGCTGATCAAGAAATTCAACATGGCCGTAACAGTGACGAATTCAACAGTCATGTCAAGAATCGCTGGGGAACCTTCAGCAAATCATACCATCCAGATTACTTCAAGGAAGACAGTCTGGATGAAGCAAAGACTGGATTGAATGCTCGAGGCAATCTTCCTGGTCACGGTAAGTCTAGACCCGAATCTGATCGTGTAGTCAAGGCCATGGAAAATGGTCCCCGTAAAGTTGGTGATACTGTGAAGTATGAATATGGTGTTGAGAAGGGGACTGGTAAGATTGTCAAGCATACTCCTGGTATCACTAATACATACGAGTTGGAGAATGGGAGAAAGATTGGTGATCGAGACATTGTAGAGATGGTAGTTGGTCCGATCAAAGATGCCGAAGATCGTGTAGAGCGAGCTCGTAAGCTGAGACAGTCTAAGAGTGCCACTGGGAAGAATCTGAGAGAAGATACATTCAAGTCTAAAAGTGAATGGGCCGCTCACATCAAAAAGATTCATCCAAAGGCTGAAATATCTCACAGTTCAGAAGATGATGTTCACTATGCCAGAATTGGTCATGATACCGTAGGTGCATTTAGACATACGGGCAAAGGTATAAACGATACGTCTGGGACTGGCCATATCCTGAAAGAGCATCCCGAAGATACCCTGAAGAATATTCAAGCTGATCCAGCATTGAATGACAAGCTGAAGGTCGATCCAAGATACAGGAATGTAGATGCGAAAGATCTTGATCCAGCAAGTCCAGAATTGGTGAATGGGATTAATGAAATCAATCTGCAGGAAGTCAGCAAAGCATTGCTGGGACGATACATCAAGAAGGCATCCAAATCTGGTCAATTCGAACGAGGGATGGCTGGTTATTCTGATGCAGAAAATTATCATTCTGGAAAATTACCAGGAGCAAAGGCTCAATTCGATAAGGTAGCCAATAAGAGACAGCGTGGTATCGAGACTGCTACCGACAAGATAGTAAAAGAGCATATTGAGAAGACTGGCGACAAGTATCGGCTTCTATCGCATAAAGGCAAGAATCTTGGGACTTTCGACAGTCATGCTGCTGCAGAGACTCATGAGCGCCAGGTAAATTACTTCAAGTCAAAAGGTTAATCACAAAAATGCTTCTGACTGAGAAGGTGTTACCCTATGTGTATAGAGCTGATCATAAAGACAATGGTTCGTATTACTATGGGTATCGGGAACAGAATGTAAAGTTTAGATTATTACCTGAAAAAGATATTGGTGTCAAATATTTTACTTCTTCGGACACGATTAAAAATAAACGGGAAGAATTTTTATTCACTGTAATCGCTGTGACTCAAACCGGTAATGACGCATATGATATTGAACAAGAATTAATCGCTGAACACTTCAATGACCCTCTATGCCTGAACAAACAATATTACAGAGGCACAAATAAGAGATGGAAAAAGGAAAAAGGAATTCCTATGTCAGACAGTCAGAGAAAGTTTCTGTCGTCATTCCATAAAAACAAGGTCAATGCTATAGATGTGGAAACTGGAATAAGTTCTAGAATTCCAGTAGAAGATTTTCATAACAACAGCAAATATGTTCATGCGTGTGAAAATAGAACACACGCAAAACATAAAATAACTGGTGAGATGCTGCATGTCTCTTTAGAAGAATTCTACGCCGATGAAAATTTGGTCGGTCTGAGCTCTGGGATAAAAATTGCAAATACCGAAAATGTTAGGGTCGCTAATCAGAAAATAGCAAAAAATTTGATGGCCGAGGGTAGACATTGTTGTCAAATAGAACGAACTTGTCCACATTGTAATCTGGTTGGAATTGGACAAAATATGCTTCGATACCACTTCGATAATTGTAAATTGAAAGATAATATTCGAGTGAAAAATATCTTTACGAAGAAAAACGGGTATATTCCCATTGAAGTTTTCAATTTGTCTGATGAATGGGTGGTATATTCATTTAAGAGAAAGAGCACGAAACGGCCGTATCAGATCAATCTAGTTCCGGTGAGAGATGTTCGCACGAATCTGAACTCTAAGGTGAGTAAAGAAGAATTTAATTCAAATAAGTATTTGGTGAGTGCACGTAGTAATACAACTTTAGCAGACATAGAAGGCCAAGTATGAAACTCCTGATCGAACAAAGAGACGAACCTCTTAGCTGTATTTCAGAATCCGCTGGCGATGGCAAGAAAAATATGTATCTTGAAGGAATTTATCTTCAGGCTGGGATTCGTAATGCGAATGGCAGAATATATCCTCCACATATAATGGAGCGGGAAGTAGACAAATACCGAGAGTCTCATATTTTGAAAAATAAAGCGTTCGGAGAGACGATGCACCCGCAAGGTCCAAGCATCAATTTGGATAGAGTTTCGCATAGATGCGTTTCACTTATTCGTGAAGGAAATAATTGGATTGGTAAATCTATCGTTGCTGACACACCAATGGGGAATATCGTTAAGGGTCTTGTAGAATGTGGTGGTTCTTTGGGTGTCAGTAGCCGTGCTCTTGGATCGTTACGAGAACAAAATGGTGTGATGATGGTCCAAGATGATCTTTCATTGCGAGTAGCTGGTGATGTTGTCCATGATCAAAGTGCACCAGATGCAATTCTTCGAGGCATCATGGAATCTTGTGATTGGATCCAAGATGCAGTGACTGGTAATTGGGTCATGCAGGAGCAAATCCACGAAACTAAGAAGCAGCTGAAGAAGATGAGCATCAATGAGATCAATGAAAAGAAGTTCATGATCTTTGAGCATTTCCTGAAATCACTGAATGGTGGTGTTTCCGATTATGCTCTGAATGAGGGTGCTCCCTATTATTCATTGGAAGCATCTAAAGCTCGTATGGCTAAAGAAAAGACTGCTCGGGAAAAGAAAGAAGCTGCATCTGCATCTAAGAAATCCGATTCAGCTGCTCGTGCAGAACATAAGGCCAATCAGTCTTATAGAATTGCTAGACATATCGAAACAGAAGTTGGCAATCATTATCCAGACAGTGATGGATTTGAAGCAATCCAGCATAAGTTACGCAAACATGAAGGTATTCATCCGTATGATGCCATTGATCACATGAATCATGCAGCAAAGAAACATCTTGGTGCGAAGAGTTTTAGCGACTATGTTGATCAATTTCATTCTGATTACGCAAAAGACAACTAAAATTCAACAACCCTAAATATTTCATAATTCACGGAGTCCAGATAATGGCTGTTAAGAAAACCACTTTGAAAGAATTCACCAGCGATGACAAGGTCAGTGTAATTCCTGATCCCATTACCAATGGCGATCCCCATGCTGATCGTGTTGACCAAGGTAACAAAGAAGAGCCCAGGACTGGATTCGGAACTAAGATTGAAGGTTTGAATGCGATCATGTCGGCTCTAGCTGGCTTCGAGACTGCTCAACTATCTGATCTCTATGCTGGTCTCGATCACGGTAAGACTGTTCGTCCCCTCGATCAAAATGGTGAAGTCAACAAAGATCCCAATTCAGCCTTCATGTCTCCTACTTCAAAGCTGTCTGAAGAAGACCTCGCCGAGATCTTCGGTGGTGAAAACTTGACTGAAGAGTTCCAGGATCGTATTACTACTCTCTTCGAAGCTGCTGTTGAATACCGCTACAATACTGAAGCTCTGCGACTTCAAGAAGAATTCCAAGACAAGCTTTCTGAAGCTGTCGAAGATGTCGTGTCTGAGATTGCAGAAACTGTCGATCTCTACCTGTCTGCTGCTGCCGACAAGTGGATCCTTGAGAATGAAGTTGCCTTGACTTCTGCAATCAAGGTCGAGATTGCTGAAAACATCATCAATGGTGTCAAGAATCTAGTCACTGAAAATTACATCAATCTTCCTGATGGCGAAGACGACATCCTGGAAGCAATGAATGACAAGATTGAAGAACTGGAAGCTCGCCTCGCTGAAGAGTTCAAAGCCAAGTCCAGCCTACAAGAATCAGTTACTGACTATGAAACTCGCGAAGCCTTTCTGGAGATCTCCGATGGCCTGGCTCTGACTCAAGTCGAAAAGCTGCGCACTCTATCAGAAGGCATCTCATACGATTCAGTCGATGATTTTGCTCGTAAGCTAGAACTGATCAAGGAAACTTACTTCAACAAGAAAGCTGGTAAGACTGACAGTCTTCTCACTGAATCTTTTGAAGATCTAAACGAAGATGTCAAACCTGCTGCTCCAGAAGTGAATGGCTACGTTGAAGCAATTCGTCGTGTCAACAAGAAACTCTAAAATTCAACGATAACTAAATAATTTCAAGTTTATTCCAAGGAGACTAAAAACGATGGCTACCCTCAATGAAACAATCTTCGATAAGTGGGAACCTGTTCTGAGTGAAGAATCAGAAGGAGCCCCCAAGCTCGAAGGGCGCAAGGCTCGCTATATGGCTCGGCTCCTTGAGAATACCGAAAAGGAACTGAAGCACGATCAATCTTCGGTGAACATGAGTTCGCTGTTTGAATCAGTTGGCGCGGCACCTACCAACATTGCTGGTGGCATCAATAACTACGACCCAGTGCTGATCAGCCTGATTCGGCGTTCAATGCCTAATCTGATTGCATACGATATCTGCGGCGTTCAGCCAATGACTGGCCCAACTGGCTTGATCTTTGCTCTGACTCCTCACTATTCCAATCAGACTGGTACCGTCGCCTTCTACGTGGAACCAAATACTGGCTTCTCTACAGTCACTGCTGGTAACACGACTATCGGTCAAGCTGCGAATAACGTTGGTGGTAACTCCTCAGTAGTCGTAAGT